GATGACTGGAGGCCATCTCTCTTGCATCTGTTCATAGATTCCTGCCATCTTTCCCTTGATGTCAGCAAGTAAACAGGTTGTATAGGCTTGATCGAGTTTGAATCCATGACGTTCCTGTTCAGCAATGATAGATGCTACCTTATGTTCAAGAGTAAGGCTTTCTTGTGAAAAGTCCTTCTTAGTGAATTCATCAGTAAGATGCTTATAAAGATTGCAAGTGACCTCAACGTCCCTAATGCAATAATGCTCAAGAAGACCCATGTGAGGAACATCAAAGCACTCACCCTTGTACTCCTCTCGTTTGTCCATTAACCATTGCCACACTCCTTTGTAGTTAACCTTCTTCACCTTCAATCTCTCGCCCCAAGCGTCTAAGCTGTGACCGTTCTCTATTGAGGGATCTAGCAGTCTTGAGGCTATCAGTGTATCGAACACTTGGTTCAAGCGAATCTTCGTACTCCAAAGCCTGTTGAGTATCGAGAAATCGAAGCTTATCCCGTTGTGGGCTACTATCAATGTAACGTCCTTTAAATACTCCACGAGGCTGTCTGCTGCTTTCCATACGTTCACTTCTCCGCTGTCAATGTCCTTAGTTACTACCATCCAAATCGTGTTGTGATCTAAGGTTGTTTCTATGTCCAATACGATACGCTTCATATTCTGCTTTCAAGTCTTCATAGTGGTGAATAAGTAACTGATACTTATCTTGCATTTCATAGTACTTAGTCTCCAAGTCAAGCATTCTACCAGCTATGGTGTCTAGGTCAAGCATCGTTCTTTCCTCTATACGTTAGTTCAGGGCAATGATACAGTGTGCCCTTCCAGTCAGTATGGTAGGCAGTCTTTACAGGGTCTGCTGCGGTTACTAGTAATATATTCCTCTTACGTTCTTTAGCTCTTCTCTTGTAAGCATTAGCCTTATCTCTGTTGGCTTTAGCCCATGCTCGTTGTTTCTGCCTGTTCCTCTCCTTACGGGCTTCAATGATAGCATCAGCTTCGTCTTGATTCTCAACATTCTTAACCCACTTGCTCATTTTGCAGCCTCCATGTACAGACCCACGTTCCCTAGCGCATAACCAATGAAGGCTATACCTAAGCCAGTGTTACCTTTAACGATCAAGTCTACAGCTACTACAGCATAGACAACACCCACTACAGCGATTAACCATGCACTCATAGTACTTCCTCCAGCATCTCCACCATACGTCCAGTATCCATGTCGTACTTGAGCACACAAGCTGGCCCTGTGTAGCCATTGTATCTATTCTTAGCTACTGAGATCTTGGTCTGATGTCTCTCATTGTCATCCTGAGCCATACTGTTACGCTCCAAGGTAATCACAGCATCACTCAGTTGAGCAATAGCACCTGAGCCTCTGAGTTGCGACAGCGAGACACTACCACCATCTTCGTGACCTTGGTTCCCTTGCAGTCTACGAAGGTGACTGACACAGATCAAGGTAATCTCAAGTTCCTGCACCAGTGTACGAAGCTTCGTCATCATGTTATCAATAGCCTTACGCTCATCTCCATTGTCTTGACCAGATATAACAATACTGATGTGGTCAAGAAAGATAACCCTGCAATCGCAAGCTTTAGCCATGTATCGGATTCTGTTGGCAATGTTGTCAACGTCACTGCTACCGAAGTGGTCAAAGAGATACACACGATTAGTACCAAGTGTTGCATCGAAAGCATCTTTAAGTTCCTTCTCAGTTGTTGGAGTGTCAGGTAAGTGCAATAGTTTGTTAGCGTGTAAGCTCATGATACTTCTAGCTGTCTTACGAGTGGATTCTTCAAGGAATAATCCTCCAACATTCCACTTGGTAGTGTTCAGTATATTGAACAATATCTCACGTAGGAACTGACTCTTACCCAAGCCTGACCCTGCAGTGACTGTGACTAACTCCGATGGCCTGATACCATAGAGAAGCTTATTCAAGCCCTTCCAAGGGTACATAGCCTCAGCCTTAGCCTCAGGTTTAATCACTTCCTCCCACAGTGAGGCTGCATTGATGATGCCATCAGGGATGTACACCTCAGCTCTCCACCACTCATTCACAAACTCTTTGGTAGCACCTGCAATCAAGTAGTCACAAGCATCTTTGTAGCCACTCAAGTGCTTCACAATCTTAGCCTTCTGACCGAACAGTTCAGCTACTTCCTTTGAAGCCTTCTTACCCGGCTCATCAGCATCAAAGCAAATCACAATGCTATCGAAGGAGTTAAGCCACTCATATTGTGTCTTACAGTCCTTTAAAGCGGCCTGTGCACCGTTTCTGACTGACACCACAGGGTAGAGGCTACCATTCATCTGAAAAGCTGCTAGAGCGTCAAGTTCTCCTTCAGTGATGGTGACTGCTTTGCCACCAGCGTGAAAGAGCTGCTGTCCGAAAAGCCTAGCATTCGTGAATGTTCCAAGAATGCTGAAAGTTTTGTCTGCCACTCGTCTAAGTTTTGCTGCAACAACTCCTCCGGCATCGTCAGTGTAAGGATAAAAGTGTTGTCCATTTTCTTGTGTTACTCCGTATTTCTCACAGGTTTGTTGGGTAATACCTCTGTCAGGTATCGACTTAATGGTTCCTTTGATGTCTAGCATCACATGAGGCTTTCTAGGTTGTACTGCATCTTGCATGACTGACAGTTCATCAGCATCTGACTCATTGTAGTAAGTGTTGCATGAAAAGCAGTAGGTGTGATTGTCATCGTATAAGCCATTGGCATCTGAGCTACCACACGCATCACAGGCAATGTGTTTAATGAGTTTAGATTCAGGCTTAGGTTTACGTACTAGATTTAGTTTCACTATCTATGTCCTTACGTAGTTCTTCGATGACCTTCAATGCTCTCACATCAAGGTAGCCATAATAAATTTCACCTCGAAGCTGGAAGGCTGTGAAGTCCTGCAACAGTTCAAGACAATCAGCCTTTAACTTATCATCTTCAGCAGTGTCGCCAAAGTGTGATGGGAAAGGCCAAGGTTTATTCTCATCAATAGTGTTCATTTGCTTAGTACCAGTTTAATTAAAGTTACGATAAAGACAAATATAGCCATCACCATGCGAAGGGGTCTTCCTGAGCCGCTACGTGACCGTTATGAGCCTTGTTCAAGACAGCCTCAGCAACATGAGACATAACCTTATCACGACCATTATTCATGACTAATTCAGCCATGCTATCAATGACAGACCAATACCAGCATTCATACTGTACCAAGTCCATGTCAAAGTCATCATCATTGTTCATCATTTCAATAGACATAAAATTATCCTTTAGGTTAAATGTCTGTTTATGGGCACTTTAAAGTCTTTATAAGTATATTACTTAAATAATACTTATATAGTGTATTTAACTTCTATGAATCATCCTAGATACTTTGTAGTATCTTTAAAGTAAAGGGTAGCACACAAAGTACAGATTGTCAATGGCCTCCTTCAGTGTTAGTGTCGCTAACGTGACAGTCATCCTGTTCTTCAGCATCAGCACTGTCATCTATATCTTCCGAGGATATAAGGTCTTTACGATCCTTTGTAGGTAGATGTGAGTCAGCCTGTACAGTTTTAAAGCATTGCTGACATAGGTCAATAAAGCTTCCAGTCACTGCGTGTTTGCGTGTACTTTCATAGTCCGTTAGAATCCTATCACAACATAAGCATTTCATACGTCTTCCCTCACTTCAATCAAGTCCATTTCCTCAGGGTCATACCCTAGCTGCTCATAGACCATGCTTTCAGCTTCTTCCTCATTGCTGGCATAGACCCATACATCCTTTGTAGGGCTTACTTGGTAACAATATTCATTCATCTGATTTTCTCCTGTAAGGGTTAACTTTCACCCATGCTTTCATGTGCACTGGGTTCCCATTGCCATCATAGTTCAGACTGTACATACCGTCAATATGTTTGAACCATAACATACCCATAGGTGTCTTTATGGGTGTCTCCCTAGGTACGTCATACAGTGGAATTGAAGGTTGTTCAATCCAGTCTTTTAAGTCAATATCTGATAACATAGTAGTCATCCCCTTAAGTTGTTAAAATGTAGGCTAAAACAGCCCTTTAAAGCCCTTTAAAGGCTATTCTCAAAGTCAATCCCTGCTTGAGTATCTCTCTCAGCTTTATACTTCTTTGAACCCTGCCATTCAAGGTGCTCCCATTGACTGTGTGAGATAACTTGAAGCAGGTCTAAGCCCTGATACATCACAGAGTCTAAGTCCCTGCAGTCCCCGTCTTCGTCAATCTGACATTGGACATCAACGATAGCGAATGAGTCCTCTAATGCCCCTACAAAGTGAAAGGTTATTGTCTCGATTGTCATTGTGTTGGTTCCTTACGTGTAATAGGTTTAGCAAATAGCCACTTGTCACCTAGGTTTCTAATTGACCTTACCCACTTTAGACGATAGCTTCGCCTTACGTGCTCAGGGACATCGTAAGACTTGAATAATTCCCGTGTGTGTTTTAATAGTTTAGTATTCATTATTATCTATCCTTTACAATCTTAAAAGTTAACATGGTTTTCTGTTCTTTGTTTGCTCTAAAGGCAATGGTTAACCGATAGGTCATTTCATTGACTGCATCATTCAAGGTTTTATAACTCTTAGTCATAACGTGCCCTGAGTCAGTGTGTACAATGCCTAAAGCATCATCGTTTACAAATATTCTATACATTTAATAACCTCTTTGCTCTGATTGCTTCATCCCCGATTGTTTGTGGATCACCTTCAAAGATTGCCTCAATGAGGGACTTTAAAGCCTGTTTTAATTGAGCACTGGTGACAGGTTTAGACTTAGCCTTAACAGGTGCTTCCACATAGTCAGGGTCTAACTCTTCCAACACCTCAGGGCTTGAAAGGTCATACATTGTAGGAACTTTAAAGGCTGAGCTATAGACCACATGAGGACATTCAATCATGCGCTTATTCTCATTGAGCCTAATGTATGCCCTTAGATAATCCTCAGTAGTCATTGTAGGATTCCATTGAGGATAGCCCCTGCGTTCTGTCACTGAGCGAGTCTTTGGTGGCTTGTCCATCAGTTGCTTATATTTCAAAGCATTTTCAGGCTTGCACTTTACTTTAATGTCATTGTGTACAAATTCGATCATGATTGTGTCACCTCTTCCACTACGTGACAGGCTTCACATCCACTGCAATCAGTCAAGTCATTCTGAGCACTTACAAAGTCATCCATCTCTTGATAAGTGTCGAAGTCATACTCTTCACCACAGTCTCCGCAAGTCCAACTCCAATTAACGTCAAAGCCGATGGAGCAGTAAACACATCCCACCCAGTTTTCATTCCACACCCACACATTACCGGATGACTGATTGACCCCAGCTTGTGTGTGTTCGTCAATAGACAAACCCGCTTGTTTAATAGCCTTGATACAGTCAGTCAGACGGTCAAGGTCAGCACCTGCAAAGTCTTCAAATATGTTAGCCATGTTTAACCTCTTAAAAGTTAGGCCGTAGCCTGTTACCTGCAACATTGCAGTGCATTAGAGTCTGTCACACTCTAACACGCTGAACTGTCTCCAATGTGACTACTTCACTAATACGTCAAAGTATGCGAGTGCACCCAAAGCCAATAGCAGACCGACACCGACTGCACATAAGACATCATAAAATGTTTCTTTGTTCATTTTAATTCCTCTGTGATTGTGGTGAATGATACAGGTAAGCCATCGAAGTTGTCAGTGTACCATGCAAGCTCATGTTGCACTCTATCCTTAGAGGCACTGGCAAAGCCTACGAAGTCACCGTCAACAAAGCCCTCCAATGAATAGGAATGAATCCCGTATTGATCTTTGTATGTGATGTGAATGAGTTGCTGTTTCATGATGTTGTTTCCTTATTAATATGAGTCTTGCAAGTCTTTGAGTGCTTTCCTGAGTTCTATCTGAGTCTCAAGTAAGCGTTGCCACGTGTCTTCAATCCCACCCTTTCTCAATTCAGCTTTTAAGTTTTCCTCAATCCAGTTTACTGTTTTTACAAAGTCAATCTCACCTTTAGTCATACTGCCTCCATTGCGTCGATTGCGTCACAGACTGCAAAGATAATGCCAAACTTAATACCTGTCTGAAAGTCATACTTTAAACCCCGTGCAATATAGTAGCTGAGGGTTTGGAAGTCGTCTTGTTTTCTAGCGTGTACTGCGTCGGCTAGATAGCCCTTGTCTAACATTCCTTGCATTGCGTCTGAGGCTAAAGCGTTGAAGTCTAATTGTTCCATGATGTGTCCTTAGTGGTTAAATGTCTAGAGAGACACAATACACCATGCAAACAGTGTGCCAGCTTTGCAGTTTACCCCTGACTAACAGGTTATCCACAGTCATCTCTAGAGTGTAACTGTGTAGTTATCCACAGGCTAAATAGTTATCCACAATTTCCAGAGTTATCCACAGGGTGCACTGTTATGGTGATAATGTGCACTATAATGATGCACTGATACCCTTAAATGCACCATGTTGGTGATCTGCTGAGTTATCCTTTGAAGCACCTACACCGACCTACACGCCCAGCATTGTAGATGCGAATGATTCTCATTAACGTTACCTACAGAGTAACTGCGAAGTAAGAACTCACTAACTTAGACTTCAGAGGTACTGCAAAGTAAGCACTAACTAACTTCATAGGGGGGGAGGGTCATCGTAGCTATGAATGTTATTGCAGGAGCCTCTAAAGTACACAAAAAAGTAAAACTAAAAAGGACTAATTAGGGACAGATGAAGTAACCATAAGTACTTGATTTGTAAAGTAAAAGTAGTGTAGACTACAAAGTAACTAAAATGTAGGTACTTGTGTGTAAGTACAGACAAAACCGTACACCTTAGCAAGGGAACTATAGCGAAGCGTAAAAGTGAACATATATGTGACTGAAATCACATAAAAGTAAAAATATATGTGTACTAGACAATAAAAGCTTGACAAATAGAGAAAAGTATGATACAATATTCTCTATAGCAAATAACTATGTTTACTAAGTAGCCTGACCCCACTACTAAGTTAAGACTAAGTAGTCTGATATGCACACCCTAGTAGGGGAACATAGTAGTTAAAACACACTTAAATAAAACTATTATAAGTATAATTTAAGTTGTATTAAATACATACTTTATAAGTATAATTTATATGTCTTATAACTTAAATATAATGTCTTAGTACTCTATAGTACTATATGTAAAAGTCTCCCCTATAGAGGATAAAGACGATGGAAGTAAAAGATAATGATGTCTCAATGGTTATGTCTCCTAAACTTCGTGGTAAGGGTAGACCTCCAAAGACTGACCTTCAAGCTGTTAAGAACAGAACTAAGAATAAGGTAGGTAGACCTGTAGGTGATGCAGGGAGACTTCAAGAATTCAAGGAGAGGTTACTAGCCACAGGTGGTACTAGAATCCTTGATAAGATGATTCAGATAGCTTTGGATGATGAACATCCCGGACAGATGGCAGCAATTAAGTTAGCAATGGATAGAATATTACCAGCATCAGTGTTTGATGCAGCTAAGAGTGGTGGTAGTATGCCTCAGATTAGTATTAACATATCAGGGCTTAATAGTCCTATGGTTAGTACAAATGATGAAGTGATAGATGTATGACTACCTTAGACTTTAAACTGCTTAAATGGCAACAAGATGTATTTAAGAATACTCACCGATTTAAAGTAGTTGCAGCTGGTCGTCGATGTGGTAAGTCTAGATTATCGGCAGTGTCTTTGCTTATTGAAGCACTTAACTGCCCTGAAGGTTCGGCTGTAATGTATATTGCCCCTACTCTGGGACAAGCTCGGTCGATTCTATGGGACTTGCTACACGATCTTGGAAGACCTGTAATTAAGTCAAGTCACGTTAACAACCTTGAGATTACATTGGTTAATGGACGTAAGATCCTAGTGCGAGGAGCTGATAATCCTGATTCTTTGCGAGGTGTCTCACTAACCTATGTTGTGCTAGACGAATGTGCTTTTATTAAGCAGGACATCTGGGAGAAGGTAATACGAGCTTCTTTGTCTGACCAAAAGGGACGGGCTTTGTTTATTTCAACACCAAGCGGCAGAAATTGGTTTTACGATGTCTTTAACCTTGGTAAAGATAATCAAGATGAGGAGTGGAAGTCATGGCACTTCACTACTCAGGACAATGAAACCATTGATCCTAAGGAGATTGAGGCTGCAAAGCGTACATTGAGTTCCTTTGCATTCAAGCAGGAGTACCTGTCTAGCTTTGATACCTCAGGTGCAGATGTCTTCAAAGAGGAATGGTTTAAGTTAGCTGAGGAACCTAAGAGTGGTAGCTACATTGTAGCCATCGACTTAGCTGGCTTTGAAGAGGTTGGTAAGAGTGCAAGTGCATCTAAGAAGAGACTTGATGAGACAGCTATTGCAGTTGTTAAGTTAAAGGATAACGGTGACTGGTGGGTAGATAAGATACAGCATGGTAGGTGGGACATCAGAGAGACTGCTGTGAACATCCTGAAGGTTGTTAGAGACTATCAACCAACAGCTGTAGGTATTGAGAGGGGAGCATTGAAGAATGCAGTACTTCCTTACCTAACTGACTTGATGAGAAAGAATAACATCTACTCACACATTCAGGACTTAACTCACGGTAATAAGAAGAAGGTAGATAGGGTTGTCTGGAGCTTACAGGGTCGCATGGAACATGGAAGGGTAACCTTCAATGAGGATGAGGACTGGAGTGAGTTCAGAGATCAATTAGTTATGTTCCCTACAGCAGGTGTACATGATGACTTGGTAGATGCTCTAAGCTACATTGACCAACTCGCTATTGCTTCCTACAACTCTGACTACGAAGAAGAAGAGTGGGAAGTGTATGACAAGATTTCAGGCTATTAAAGGAGAATGACAATGGCTACTGGTTTGTATGCAAATATCAATGCTAAACGTAAACGTATCGCAGCAGGTTCAGGCGAGAAGATGAACAAGGTAGGCTCTAAAGCTGCTCCGTCTAAGATGGACTTTGTTAACTCAGCTAAGACAGCTAAGAAGCCTACAAAGAAACCTACTAAGAGTATGTACTGACATGAAAGACTCTAGACTTGAGAGGGCTGGTGTAAGTGGTTTTAACAAGCCTAAGAAGACACCTAATCATCCAACTAAGAGTCATGTAGTTGTGGCTAAAGAGGGTGATGAAGTTAAGACTATCAGGTTTGGACAGCAGGGTGTCTCAGGCAGTCCAGATGGTTCAGCTCGTAACGAAGCCTTTAAAGATCGTCACGCTAAGAATATTGCCAAAGGTAAGATGTCAGCAGCTTACTGGGCCAACAAAGTTAAGTGGTAACAACAAGGATTAAATATGTCAGCTGGTGCAAAACATTACTTTAAAGACGGTAAAGAGTACAAAGGTGCAACACATAAGGATGGTGGTAAGTTAATGTCAGGGGCTAAACACACAGCTGCCAGTAAAGACTTAATGCACACTAAAGGTAAGATTAAGAGTAAAAGACCTGCTACTCCCTCTAAGCAAACTAAAGGATATTGACATGGCAGATGATATTGGTAAAGACAGCCCCTTTGAAGAACCTACAGAGTCTGAGAAGGAATTAACCTCTTGGATTGTAGACCACACAGATCGCTGGCGTGACCACCGAGATGCTAACTACATTGACGCATGGGAAGAGTATGAGCGTATCTTCCGTGGTCAGTGGTCTGCTGATGATAAGCAACGTGAGTCAGAGCGTAGCCGCATAATCTCTCCAGCTTCTCAGCAAGCTGTGGAGACTCGTCACGCTGAGATCATGGAAGCTATCTTTGGTCAAGGTGAGTTCTTTGACATTCAAGATGATGTCCTAGATGTCAACGGTAATCCATTTGATGTTGAACAAATCAAGGTTCAACTCCACGAAGACTTCAAGAGAGATAAGATTAAGAAGTCAGTAGATCACATTGAGTTGATGGCTGAGATCTACGGTACTGGTATTGGTGAGATCATTGTTAAGTCTGAGAAAGAGTACATTCCAGCTACTCAGGCTATCCCCGGTATCGCTAACGCAGCAGCCATTGGAGTTCAGGAGAAGGATCGTGTTGCAGTTAAGATCAAGCCTATCAATCCTAAGAACTTCCTTATTGATCCTAATGCTGATTCCATTGACGATGCTTTGGGCGTTGCTATCGAGAAGTATGTTTCCATTCACAAGGTGGTTGCAGGTATTGAGAATGGCATATACAAGAAAGTAGACATCACACCTCAGTACGATGACTCTAAGCTTGAGCCAACACAGGATCTACGAGCCTTTGAAGATGACAAGGTAAAGTTGTTAACTTACTATGGTTTAGTGCCTCGTGAGTACTTAGAAGGCTTGGAAGAGGGTGACAGTGAGATCACAGACCTGTTCCCAGATGACTCCGTAGCTGATAACCACTCAGACCTTGTTGAAGCTATTGTTGTTATTGCCAATGACTCAATCCTTTTGAAGGCTGAAGCTAATCCTTAC